CGTGACATGCCCGCACGATACTTGCGACCTCGAAACAGGAGTCCGCAAAGCCAACAATCCGGAAACACCGGATAGTTCGAACTCTTCGGAAACTCCGAACAGTTGCCGTTCCCGCGACACAATACCAAGCGGCTGGCGATTGCTCGGCAAAGACGAAGAGCGGCTTGCTAGCGATGCGTATTGGTCGCTAGGTGCAAAGGATTGGATCGTAATCGGTGACGACAGGGTTGGCGTTGCAAACGAGTTACCGAAGTGGTACGCGATTCGGCAGGTAGATCATCAGGCTGACTATACTCTGCTCGTTGGATTTACATACCCTCTGCCAAACGGTCAGACGATTCGAGTTACTGCGAAAGGTTTTGAGGTGGTGTGATGCAATACATCTACCAAGCAACACTTGAACGCGTCGTTGATGGCGATACGGTTGATGTGGTCATCGATCTAGGCTTTAGCACCTTTCGCCGAGAGCGTATCAGGCTATACGGCGTAGATGCTCCAGAGATCAACACCGAAGCGGGGAAACTCGCAAAGGGATTCGTCGAAGAGTGGTTTTGGGATAACCCGAAATTCTTCGTTGAAACGATTGTTGCCGAGGGTAAGAGCGTCAGCAAGCGTGACAAGTACGGGCGGTATCTGGGCGTGATTGCTAAGCAATACGAAGCACTTCGAGACATCGATAACGGATGGGGCGATTCGCTTAACGGACAATTGATTACAAGCGGACATGCGAAAGCGAGGGTTTGGTAAATGACCAACAATGAAGCCAACGCAGCGAGTCGCATCCTGCAAAAGCACGGCATGCTCTCGCAGGTCTTAGCGGGAAGGCTGCCGCTAACAAGCGATCAGTTTCGAGTTAAGATCGACGGACTGATTAACTTTCTCCATTTCGATGACGTTGAGAAGTATGTCGCGTCCAGGGCGAAAGCGTACACGTACGCGGCTGACGACCTTGCAGAGTGGAGGAGGGATGCGAATGCCGATAAGCCGTGAGAGACTAATTGAGATCGAACAGCATGCTAGACGCTTCGGCCCGGCGAATTGCTGGACGGGCACTAGCGGTACACTCTCAGCGATGATAATCGAGTTGCTGAGAGAGATTGAGACACTACAAGCCGACAAGCAAACGGGCAACGGTTGCTCTGAGGGAGTTGGCGTAAGGGAGGTTGAGACAAATGGAAAGTGAACTACAGACCGACGTAATCATCTGCGGCGATAACTGCGAGGTGATGCGAAAGACGCCGAGCGAGTCGATAGACCTTGTCGTAACATCGCCTCCATACGACGACCTGAGAACGTACGGTGGGCACTCGTGGGACTTTGAAGGAGTTGCACAACAACTCTGGAGACTGATTAAGCCAGGCGGTGTAGTGGTTTGGATTGTCAATGATGCGACCGTCAACGGCAGCGAAACGGGGACTAGTTTTAGGCAAGCATTGCGGTTCATGGAGATCGGGTTTCGATTGCACGATACGATGATTTATTCGCGGGACGGGTGCAGGTTTCCAGAGACAAATAGATACTACCCAGTATGGGAGTACATGTTTGTGTTTTCTAAAAGCGCGCCGTGTTGCGTAAATCTAATACAGGACAGAAGGAACTTGCGCGCAGGAGATTCACTGGACAGTTGCACGCAGCGAGAAAAAGACGGTAGCCTGCAAGCGGTTTCTGCATCAAGGGTCGCCAGGGATAGGGTCATTAAGGAATACGGCGTGAGATTTAACGTATGGACATATAATTGCGGAAATGGGAAATCCACAAGCGACAGTATCGCCTTCAACCACCCAGCGATATTCCCAGAAGCCCTAGCCCGCGATCACATCCTGTCTTGGAGCAATGAAGGCGATATCGTTCTAGATCCGTTCAGCGGTTCAGGCACTACGGCAAAGATGGCAAAGCACAACGGACGCAAGTACATCGGTATTGAGGTTAATCCTGAATACGTTGAGATATCGAAGCAGAGACTTGCGCAGGGAGTTTTGTTTTAGGAAAACAGGTTGGCTCGCCTGGGCAAAGGTGCCTGCGACTTGAACCGCAGGGATCCCGCCGAACGAGCTGGTGCGCGGTAAGTGCCGGTTGTCTTGACCAAACTACCGCAACAACCTCCACGTCTCGCCCCGAAAGGGGCGGGGCGTTCTTAGGACTTGGCATTCCCTGGCGAATGTCGAAAAGTACAATTTAGCGAAGTCTGGCTGGCACCTGACTCAACACAACACAATTCCCCGGCGGGTACATTCTTAGCCATGCGGCTATAGGTGCCAGCCTTGTATCCGCCGGGGACTTATCATAAGGTGATAGCATGGCAGGCGATTGGATTAAGATGCGAACGGATCTGTATCGGGATCCAAAAGTCTGCTTAATGGCGGACATTCTCAGCGACGAAAAGGGCGAGTTGTCGCGTTACGTGTCACAGCAAACGCAGCGTAACATGACCGTAACGCGTAACGTAACGCGTAACGCGTGCGTTGGGGCGTTGTTATCGGTGTGGGGTGTTATGCGTCATCGCGGAGTGCGAGTTGATGACGATTTGAAGTGCTTCGGGGTGGGTCTTTGGGTACTCGATGACATTGCCGACATGCCTGGTTTTGGGTCAGCGATGGCAGCGGCTAGGTGGGTTATCGAGACCGACGAAGGATTGATTTTCCCAAGGTTTTTCGATGAATACAACGTGGAGCCGGACGGAAAACAGAAGTCAAAAAACGCAGAGCGACAAGCCCGATATAGGGAGAAAAAGCGGCTTGAAACGGAGCCGGAAAGTAACGTAACAAGTAACGTAACGCGTAACGTTACAGTAACGCCTAGAGTAGAGAAGAGTAGAGTAGAGAAGAGTAAAGATACCCCCTTACCCCCTAAAGGGGAAACCAAAGCAAAGGGAACCATCGGTGAGTGGGACATACCAGACGGATTCGACACTCCAGAGGTAAGGAAGGCTCTTAGTGACTTTGAGGCGATGAGGGCAAGCATCGGCAAGAAGATCAAGAGCCGTGCCAATGTCTCCAAGTCACTCAAGGGCTATGACAGTCCATCTCACTTGGTCTATGCAATCGAGTTCGCTATTGGCAACGAGTACCAAGGAATCAAACCAGACTACAGGCCGGGCAACGTAGGGCAAGGTGCAAAGTATCTTCCACCCAAGCCCAAGAAATCCAACCTACCCGTAGTCGATGAGAATTGGGAGCCAGCGTAATGCCACTACATCCAAGCCATTTTGAGACATCCAAGGCAATCGAAGAGCAACTGATCGCAGGGATCATCCTTCGACCGGGTGATTTTTACGCAGTCGCAGAGGCGTTGCATCCTTCGGACTTTGTGACGCAAGCGATGGCGGACGCATGGCAAGCATTCCAATCGATGGCGAAAGAGGGTGTAGAGTTTCAACGCGAATCCGTGATGATCAGCGAACTCCGCAAGCGTGGCGTATTCGACAAACTGGGCGGCGACATTGGATTCGCGGAACTGGTGACTAAGACCGTACCGGGGCACACGGTCTACCACTCCGAGGAGGTGGCGAAGTGGGCGGAGCGTCGGCGGGTTTTGTTGGCTCTTGAGTGGGCGGTTAACGAGGCATCGTCTTTGTCGTTTGACGCTGACGCGGTTGTCACCAATGCCCAGCAGCGATTGCTCAAAGCGAAGTCGATTGCAGGTGACGACGTGCAGCACTTAGGCGACCTGATGAGCGACTACCTAGCGGCTCTTGAGGATGCCAGGGCTAACAACCGAAGTGCGGCCGTAGTGCAAACCGGGTTCCGCGAAATCGATACAACACTGAGCGGCGGGATCCCTCTAGGATCCTACGCGATCCTTGCGGCTAGGCCGTCGATTGGGAAGTCGGCTCTTGCTATGGATATCGCCCAAAACGCAGCGGCCAACGGTGATGCGTCATTGTTCGTGTCGCTTGAAATGTCCAACCAGCAAATCGGGCAACGTCAATTCGTGAAAAACGCCGACGTTAGGATCATGGAAATGCAGTCGGCTAGCTACTCGGATGAAGCATGTTTGCGGATGCTTAAAGCATGCAGCGATGCGAAGCAGTTACCGCTCTACGTTTGGCAAGCGGCCGGCGTAGGCATGGGCCGGATTGAATCGCGGGTTCGGTCAGTGGTGGCGAAGCATGGCGTAAGACTAGTTGTTATTGATTATCTTGGTTTGATTCGCGGGCAAGATTCGCATCAAAAGACCTACGAGCGAGTGACGCAGATCAGCGGCGAACTTGCGAGGCTTAGTAAGCAACTCAACGTAGCGTTGTTGGTGTTGTGTCAACTGGGACGGGCAGCGGAAGGAGAGGAGCCTAGCATTAACATGCTGCGAGACTCTGGAGCAATCGAACAAGACGCCGACATTGTTATGCTCCTGCATCGAGAGGCTAGGGATTCGCAGGATGCGACGGTGCTAATCGAAAAGCAGCGGAACGGCAAGGTTGGTAAGTTTGGCTTGCGATTCGACGGCAAACGGTTTAGCGACATTTTTCAACAGGCGGCAGAGTTTCACGGAGATTTTGAATGACATTCAGCCTTACCGAAGCAGCTCGAGAAATCGA